GAATTTTTTATCCTAACTCCACCATTATTTTTCTTTTTACTAACAGATTGTCTAATGTAACGCATTTTTAATGCGTCAATATATCTTAATTCTTGGATACCTTTGTGAGGATTTTTTAGATCAATTACTTTATGATAATAAAGTCTTCCATCAACGTACCAATTCCTATAAATTTCATGAGATTTTTTATCAAAATCTAATAAATCTAAAATTGTTTTAAATTCTTCTCTTATTTTCTTTTTTAATCCATCACTGGCATTTAAATTAGATAATTCAATTTGTACTGGAGTATCGTTACTATCACTAACAATAGCTTCATTAACAATATCTTCAATGGCACTATCAACTTCTGGGTGAAGTGACATTTCTCTATATCTTTTAATTAAATCATATTCTGTTCTATAAACACCTTCTATATCTACATAAGATCCAAAAAAACCACTTGTTAAATAATGATCAACCCCGTCCTCATTGTTTTGAGGGACGGGGGATACTACAGAAGGTGAGATAGATTCCTTATTCTCTATAGAAAATCCAAATAATTTTGCCATTACTAAAATAAACTTCTAAATCTGTTACTATTTATTATCTAATTTCAGTATTGGTTTGATCAGTACCTTCCGCTTGCCACCATTGAACTTGGAATTCTACGGTGTATTCTTCAATTGTATCTGAAGTATCATAAGAAAGATCAATTTGAGATACATTAGTTGGGAAGATATCATAGAACTTATATGTTCTTAATGCAGTATTAGTCAAATTGTCGGTATTTCCATCCGAAAATCTTGATGCACCTCTACCTAATTGATAGACAAATGCATTTACCATATATGATGTTGGGCTCGTAGCACCAGTAGCATTATCTAATTTACTAATTTGATTCATCCACTGCTCAAATGCAGTTCTTAGTTTAAAGTCTTCATCATTAATGATAGTCACGGTCCAAGTATCAAATGTTCTGTCTCCAGCAACTTTTAAAATACGACCTCTAAATGGAACATCGATAGGTGCTACGTTAGAAGCTGGTAGAGCAGCAGATTTGCACATAAATTGGAATGTTTCATCATCCCATCCAGTTACTGAGGCTGGAAAAGTTGGGATAGATACTTCAAATAGATTTGGTCTGGCTGCTCCACCTTGTAGTTTTGATTTAAAATCAGTGATTGTTCTGATGTTTCTAGTTGACATTGTAGGATCCTCCTTCGTTAATTAAATAATATAGATCAAACTCTACCAGCCACTTCTTCAAAACTTACCCCTGTTCTAGTAGCAACAAAGGTTAGTGTAATGTAGTTGATAGATTTAGCTGGTTTCAGGAAGATGTCAGCTCTGAATTCATTATTATCAATAATATCAGGTGTGTTGTTAGTTTCATCACAAATTACTAGGAAGTCATAAACACCTCTCTTTGCCTGAATATCACGTAAGTATGGTTCAACGATGTTGACAAAGTTTGCTCTTGTAATCTGATCGTTAAACTCGAAGAGTTGTGCCTGAGCAGCTTTTTCCAATGCCTGTTCAACTGTTAAAAATAGTCTGCGAACATTAATTCTATCAAAGGCAGATGCATAAGATAATGCTGTTTTATCACCGAACAAGATAATGCCAACTCCAGGTTGATTAATAACTGGATTAATTCTTGCAGAATAAAGGGCGTCTCTTTGTGATTTATTTGGATTGAATGAAAGTTTAATTGCATTCTTAATAACACCTCTTTGCTGTCCAGCAGGAGAATACCAAGGATATGCAACTATATTTGTTCTGCACATCAGACCAGCTACATCACCATTGCATGGTATATATCTAAACACATTATTGAATCTATCATACATGTACTTATATCCACTATCAAAAATAGCATATGATGAGGAAGATAATGGACCAAAGAATTCTATAATGTTATTTGTTTGTTCGTTTGGATTCAACAATCCAACTACACCAGCTCTGTGTGGTGATATTACCGCAACACAATCTTTTCTTGAATCTGCAATAGATATTAATCTATTTGCTTTTGATTGTGATTCAGAAATTGATTCTCCACCTGGACCCATGATTAAGTAATCTACTGCAATATCATCTCTATTTTCAAATAGATTGTAAGATTCCATAATATATGGGAGACTTGATCTTAATCCACCACCAGCACTGTAGTCACCACCATTTGCTAATGTATAAGTAACTTGACCAATTGTACTAAAGATTGCATCTTGTGCTGGTCTATCCCAAACAGTTTCACCTAGGGTATAGAGATCAAAATCAGTTTCAAAATTGTCTGAGGTGTAATTAGCACCATAAGTAAATATTGTAGCTTGTGGATCTGTTAACCAATATCCATCATAAGCATTTGATGGGTTAGTTCCAGCATAGATGTATCTTGAGAAGTTTGCAAGATAATTCTTATACCAAATTTTAGTTGGAGAATTTGAAGAAGAAATTGCATCAACTGCTTTTGATAAGAATAGATGCTTTTCTAAGATATTACCTTTAACACCACTTATAGATCCAGAATCGTCTACAACGACAACGTGCATCTCATCTGATCTACTATTTCTCTCCAATGCATATTGTGATGTTCCTGGTTTAGGAGCAATAGTATTCCAAAATACAATGCCATTATCTAATTTTAATACTTGCTGGCTATACCAATCAACGGTAAGACCAGCAACTATACTAGAAGCTACCTCAGATACTTGTAAAACAATTTTGTCATCTCTAAGGGCAGTAACTGATAGTGTTAGGTTATCAGTTGGTGCAACTCCACCGACAGAAGTTCCAGGAATAGTAATTACAGTTCCAACTTGATATCCTGATCCTTGATTGGCAACAAATACTGTCCCAATTCCACCACTACCATTTCTATAAATTGTGAAGGATACGCCTGTTCCTACTGTACTTACTCCAGCAACTCCAGTGTAAGTTGCGTTTGAAGCTGCTACAACTGTAGTTGATGATGTTAATCCGACAGTTCTTATAACACCATTAGTTAGATTAAATCCACCAACATCACTTCCAGCAATGGTTACTGAATCTCCAGTTGAATATCCAACACCAGGATTTACAACTGCAGCTGAAAGAACACCACCATCACTACTGTTTCTAGTAATGGTAAATGTTGCTTGAGTTCCAGATCCTGAAGAGGTAGCACCTACTCCAGTATAAACTTCATCCTGTTGTCCATTAATTGATGTAAACGTGGTTATACCAACCTCACCTATAGAGTCTTTATCTGATACAACCGCACCGTTGTTGTCCACAATGGACAATTTACTTCCTTCTACGATAGAATTCAATACATTATTTTCTGCATAACTAATTGGATATTCAGTTCCGCCTGTAGAGACTCTAGAAATAATTTTAACGTAAATTACTGATCCACCCCTAATATTATCAACGGTGTCAGTAATAATACCTTTTAGATATCCTTGGAATACTGAAGTTGTTCCAATTCCTGGAAGAACTTCTCCACTAAGATCTACTGTAACACCATAACCAACTTGAATATTAACATTTGCTAATACTGTAGTTGCAATACCAACAATTTGGTCTGCTTTATCGTCTACTACACAAACTTTTAATCCATTTGCCCATGAACCTGGATTTTTTGCTGCAAAATAAAAATTATTTGCAGCATCTAAAAAGTTTGAATTATAGTCGTCGAAATTCTTAATTTTTGTAGTTGTAACTGATGCCGCAACTCCAGCATTAGCGTTACTTAAAGTAGATCCATCGGTTCTTACTACTTTTAAAACACCACCATAGGATAAAAATGATGATGCGGACAACCAATACTCATATTGGTTATCAGAACTAGATGGTTTACCAAAAGTATTAAGTAACTCTTGCTCTGTAGTGATATTGATTGGTTCATTAACTGGGCCAATTTCGAAAGGACCAGCTAAAGCACCAATATTATCTAATACATTTTCAGCTCTCCCGACAGTTAAATCAACTTCCCTGACTAATATACCAGGAGATAATTGAGGAGTCGCCATGTTTTTCTCCGTAATCTCAGTTTTGCTCTACAAAATATTTATTAAATTGTTACTTTACATATAGTCCCACATATGTGACATATCACCATATTCATCGGTATACCATCTATCTCCAGTATTATCTACAAATGATGATTGATCATTTATACCATCAACTATAAACCCAAAGGGTGCCATATCTTGTTCTATTTGATTTTTTTGCTCATCGTATAATTTTTTTCTTACATCCTGATCTGTTAATTCTTTAAAGTAGTCTTGTACAACTAACCATGCATAAATTACAAGACACATTGCCAAATCATCGTTACATCCATCTTCCGCTTCAAACGAATTTGATTTTTGAATGAAAGTAGTCAATTCACTAATAATGTCATAGTCATTAAAGAATAGTTTATCTTCCTCTACCAGTGTTTTTAAGTTAAGACACCCAACTTTTTTAACAGTTTTAGACATTTTAACGCCTAGTTGAGTTTTCTTCCCAGAAAATCCTTGTCCAACAATTTGACCTGCCCTACCTCTCATAGAGCACATTAAAACATTTTGATACTCTAAATCATAATGAAGAATTGATGCTACTTGATCTCCAACATCATTAACTTCACATAAAACATACGCATCATTATAACTCTT